TACAGCTCCGCAAGATACTCAGTGACCTAACCACAACCGAGACCAAGTTAAATGGTCGTATCAATGCTGATACCATTCTATTGAGAGTACTATGATAGTCTATAGATGTAGTGCCAAGCGGGTAATATCTAAGTCTAGTAGACGCTATGTTAAAATGCGAGTATCAGACAAAAACAAAAGATGGTATGCATTTTTTAAAAGAATCAGAGGTAATAGATTTTGGTGGAAACCTTTATAAAAAGAAAGTCTGGATAAATTATGAAAATTAAACTTGATATAAATGAAATACCCGACGAGTTATACAATCAGTTATTAATGGCATTTGTACAAAAAGCCATAGTAGATGGCATTGATGTACCACGCGGTGCTAAGGTTGAAGAATGGAAGCTAACCGCTGAATTAGTCGTACCAAACATACATTGAAGATAAATATTCGAACCGGTCACAAGCTGGCTATATAACTAACCCACAAGGTGAAATCATGGAATTCAATAAAAAGACAAATACAGTTATAGACGAAAACATTGATAATTTTTTCGTTAAAAAATCTGCAACTGAGTTGGCTCACGAAGCCGCAGTAGCAGCTCTAGACCCAAATTACAAAATTACCTATCCCTGCGAAGAAAAAACAGCCACAGAGCATTGTAATCGCCGTTGGATAGATAGTCTGAGTGATTGTGCCTAAGTTTAAATTTGAAATACCAGCCATACTACTACGACCCCGTGACCCAAATCACGAAACTCTTACAGCCAAAAGAAGTGCCTCTGGTGCGCATACGGACCGAAAAAAGACTCGGAATCGCCGACCCCCCAAACATAAAAAGCTTGACACTGAATAGAAGTTTATATATAATATAGTATAATTAATTGAAAGTTTAATATGATAATTGTTGATTTTAATCAGACTGCCATAAGTACCCTAATGGCCGAGCTCGCAGGACGAACCGATGTAGAGATTCGCAAGGATCTAATACGTCACATGATCATTAATGCCATTAGAAGCTACAAGGTAAAATTTGGTGCTGAATTTGGTGAATTAGTCATAGCCTGTGATAACCGTAAATACTGGCGTAAAGATAAATTCCCCTATTACAAAGCCAGCCGTAAAAAGGCTCGTCAGGACTCAGGTTTCGATTGGAAGCTGATCTTTGACACTCTCAGTGAGATCAAAGCTGAATTACATCAATTCTTCCCATACCAGGTCATAGATGTCGAAGGTGCCGAAGCCGACGATGTCATAGCCATACTGACTCTTTGGACTCAGACTAATGGATTTAAAAGCGCCGAGGGACTATTTGGCGAGCCTGAACCCCAACCTGTACTTATTCTAAGTGGTGATCATGACTTCATACAGCTGCAAAAATACAAGAACGTATCTCAGTTCAGTCCCATACATAAAAAATGGATTAAACCCGACCAGAGCATACAGCACTATCTCATGGAACATATCATCAAGGGTGATAAAGGCGACGGAATCCCCAACATATTGTCGGCCGACGATACATTTACCACCGATGCACGACAAAGACCCATTACTACTAAAAAGATGGAACCCTGGTTATCCATTAACCCTGACGAATTTACCACTCATGTAGATACTGAAACTGCTCGTAACTTTCAGCGTAATCGATATCTCATAGATTTTGAATATATTCCAGATACAGTTCGCAACAACATCATAACAGCCTGGCAAACTCAGCCACGCAAGGATAAATCACAACTGTTAAATTATTTCATGGAACATCGCATGAAAAACTTAATTGATAGTCTAGGAGACTTTTAATGAAACTAAGCATACCAGAAATTTTAGAGCTAGTGGTAGCTGCTCCAACCAAGGCAGAAAAAATTAGCACTCTACAAAAATACAACAGTACTACACTACAACAAATTCTTAGATTAAACTTTGATCCCAATGTAGTCATAGATCTACCACCAGGTCCAGCTCCCTATAAAGCAGATCGGGATATTCCAGTTGAATTAAGTCAGAGCAATCTTTATAATGAAGCCCGCAGATTGTATTTGTTCGAAGTAGGACATCCAAAACGACCAGCCAGTCTTAAAAAAATGCAGCAGGAAAATATCTGGATTCAGATTCTCGAAGGCTGTCATCATACCGAAGCCGACATGTTAAATCTGGTCAAGGATAAAAAGTTAAGTTCTGACTACAAGGGTCTGACCGAGGCTCTGGTACGCGAAGCATTCCCAGCTTTACTAAGTGAGAAAGTGTCTAAAAAATAGACAACGTAGCCTGGTAAAATACACGTAATATTCCATGCTACCAAACTTGTGTGGATTGCGTGCCAAGCAAACCCCGTTGCATGGTAAAAATCGTGAAATATTCCAAGCAAAATTAACCTTTTGTAATCAATGGGTTAGAGCTTGACAAAAACTTAGTATTATTATATAATATAGTTTTAAGTGAGGTATTATTATGAGCATGCATCTATTGCCACCCATGTATAGTACTACGGGTAAGAAAAAAGGCAAACCTAAATTCCGTACGGCCGAGGCAGCTGCCAAGGCGCGCCGCAGTGCTCAAGCCTGGTCTGATTTACTGGTTCGCTATGACATTAAAAAAGAAAATCCTAAAAATTCCAAAATATCACGAGCTACCGGATTCGATCCAGTTGTGCGTAATGCTCCTGTGGTTGATCCTAAGCGCCTTACCCACCATATTCCTAGCCTGGATACTGGGGCTGGTATAGCTGCTAAAAAAGAAGTTACTCAGTATACTGGTACTGCCATGATTGGCATTGGCCAGTTGCATAAGTCAAATAGTATTCCAGTGTTTCAAAGCGAAGATGCCGTAGACATTGCCAAGATGAGGCGCGGATGAACGCCTGGTTTAGCCGTCATGTCACCAAGGGTGAGCTTACTGAGCTCTTAGCTTTTTGTGGTGTGACTCGAGCTCCCAGCATCAAACATAGTAGTCATTATGAATTGCCTACCAGCATGGGCAACATAGAAATTCGCAGCGGCTATGACATTAGATTAAACAAGCGTAAGATTGGCAGTTTAGAAATGTTTCGACAGGAAATTTATAGAATGATAACAAGGGGAGAACTATGAAGTGTCCATGGACCTGGTTAAGAAAGTTATTTAAAAAGAAAAGTTATGTAACACCACCTTTTTATCCATTCACCAGAGCCAGGTTATTATTTAAACGCAAACGTTATAAACAAATGAAGCCACAGTTTCCCAGTTCGTTTGTCTATGACATTGATTGGTATAAAGACTGGGATAAAAATTTAATGGAACAGGGCTGGACACTGAAAGAACTTAAACAAGGATGGAGATGGACTAAATGAAACCAACAAGTAGTTTTAACCTAAGCAAGACAAGCAAGAAATTAATTGCTGCAGCACCTAAAGAAAAGCGTGGCATATTCAAGGCCATGATGATTCAGGCCGAACTAGCAGCAGCCCTTAGACCCGTAATCAGAGACAAAAAGGAGAAACATCATGAGCAATCAGGTAGCAGCACTGGCGAATAATCCCGTTACTCGCAAACAAATTAAAGATGGTCTTACAGAGATCAGCAATGCGCTGACTCGAGCCGAAGCCGAACGAGACCTAATCAACAACATCATTGAAAATGTCGTAGCCGATACGGGCATTGATGCCAAGGTATATAGAAAAATGGCGCGCACCTATCACAAGCAAAACTTCAAACAAGAAGTCGAAGAAAATCGTACATTCGAAGAGTTCTATGAAAATGTAGTTGAAACCCCAACCGTAATAGTGGAGAATACAAATGCCTGAACCAAGATATAGATTTAGTGTGGACCATGAAAATGACGATGGCCGAACAACCTTTAGCAACACCCTGGAATTTGACGCTGAAATGTTACCAGATGTCATAGGTAACTTTGAGTTATTCCTCAAGGGAGCAGGATTTGCTTTTGATGGTCATGTGGACATTACTCCCAGTGCATATACTCAAAGCAATAGCTATAATAATCTTCCTGATTCCCAACCACCTGGCTGGTATGAAGACAACGTTGATCCGGATTTTGGTTCGCACAATTCCAACATTGAAATAAAACGACCAGCCGATACCGAAGGCGGCGCAATTGAATAGCCTGCTTAAGCCAAAACTGATACTGGAATATGCGGTTATGGACAGCCTGGGTCGCAACAAGGGCTGGCACATGCACGGCTTTATCAATAGCCTGGACGACCTACCTGTCATAGTCAATGACATTAAGATTCGGTATCCAAATAAACTAGTAAAAACAAAGGTTTATGAACACACAACCGCATTCGGTTCGGTACAAATAGCTTGACAACTTGGCCATTCTCCTATACAATGGTGTTATGATATTAAATATTCTAGATGAAATTGCCAGTAATGCCAGTCGTCTGCATAAAGAAGCAGTGCTGACGCGTGAAAAGGACAACACAGATCTGCGTGAAGCTTTTAGACTGGCCTATGATCCTTATACTCAATTTTATATACGCAAAATTCCAGAATATAAGTCCCAGGACAAAGATAGCTTAACTTCAGCCATGTCTAGACTGAGTCTGCTTAGCAGCAGAACAGTAACAGGCAATGCAGGCATTGAGCATCTGAAAATTGTTCTGGGCAGTGTTCTTGCTGCTGATGCCACTGTTATAGAACGCATCATTGCCAAGGATTTACGTTGTGGTGTTAGTGAAGCTACTATTAATAAAATCTGGCCAGGCCTGATTCTTGAATACCCCGTAATGTTGGCATCTGTCTATGACGATAAGCTCATAGCCAAGATGTCCTGGCCTGCCATGGTGCAGCTTAAAATGGATGGCATGCGCTTCAATGCCATAGTGCAGAATAGTAAATGTGAATTTAAAACTCGCAATGGTCGCA